ATTCCTGCGACTCCCGCAAAAACTGGTGGTGCTGGTACTGGCAATTTGAATGCTGCGAACACAACACCGCATCCAAAACCTGTTAGTACTGATAGTAAAACTTCTTTCATCAGTTATACTCTTTCTTTGACCAAATTTGTTTTTTATATCCATCAGAAACAAATTTACGTACAGAATAATTTGTATTTTTTACATATTTTTCATCATATTCTGCCCCCTCTGAATGCCAATTTTCTCTTTTAATAAAAATCATTTGATATATTGGAGTTCCAGCAGGAATTAATCCAGAAAAACCTTTTTTAAGAACAAATGGAATTGGTCCAGTAATTGGCCACTTATCTGTATCAATAATGGCATTGTGTGTAATGAAGGGTAAGTCAAATCTATTTGCTGGATGAAAATATAAAGTGCTGTAACCAGTTGGAGTTTTTGGTTCCCAAAGGGTATTCCAATGAAACTCTGTTTTATAATAGCCAGGAAAATGTGGCATAGAATTTGATGACCTAGTATCCTCTCTTCTGGTTGAAAGAGGTCTAATCTGACCACCCCATCTATAATTAATTATTGGATCGTCTTCTTCTGTGTTGCAATCAATATACACATCGCATGGAAGTTCTTGCGTATACCCAGAAGTTAATGAATCTAAAAATGGTATACACTTTTTGGCAGTAAAATCTGCTCCAAATCCATCCACAGTTGGAACCTCTATGGGCATATCCTTAAACCATTGCGGAATATATTTTTTGCTTGATTGTGGTCTTGGAATGCAGATTTCTGTATCTTTATCTTTTGGTATAAAGAGTACCTTGTTGTTTTTTAATTTCATTTAGTATTGTTTTCTGGTAAAAGGGCTAAAAGTTTTTCAGAATAGTTGTTCAAACCTTTTATCTTCAATTCATCAGAAACCTCTTTAATAGTTTGCTGTGACCTTTCAATATACTCAAAGGCCCAATCCCTTGAATCAGAAAGGAATTTTATAAAGTTTTCTTTATGTATTGTATCGTCAGACATGCTAGCACTGTTATCTATTTGAGAGTTTAATTCTTCAAGTGCCCTGGTTTTTATAAAAAGTTCAGCCAACAGCAAGTTGGTTTTTTTTAGTTTATCAAGCGTAGCCCAATAGGATAGCCCAAAAGAAAAAGACAGGGTAGCAAAAAATATCAAAAACATCATTTCCATAATATCTATTGTACTCTATCCCTAATGACGTGAGTTGTCCAATAGTATAAACACTTATCGCAACAAGGTTTGTTATATTCACTCTGAGTATCTTTATAAAACTTTGCATAATAAATATAATCTTTACGATAAAGGTTGGCTCTATGGGTAATATTGACACGATTTACATGAGATGCCTTACTCCAGACTGGCTTATCAGTACCCCACAGATGCCCAGAAACGGCCTTCAGAGCCTCTATGTTGGCCTCATTCTTGTCTGTCTTAATACCTCTAAGGCTAGCCTCTTTAATCATGGCTCTTGTATACGTGAGTAATGATTTTTCAGCGTTTTTCCACATCAATACCGCTGGGTGATTGCGCCATGCGCCTGAAGCGGATTGACCAGATAAAACCTTGAGTATCTGATAAGACTCTAATATCTGTTTATTTAAACGTTTATTGTCAAGAGTCTCAGCACATTGATCAAAGTCTTTGTATGGTAAAAAGGTTTGCACTATTCGTCTTCTTCAATGTCAAATAAATCTAAGTCTGATAATTGACTAAGCCTTGAAGCAAAGAATAAATTAATTGCAATAAAAATAGATATTGCTGACAGTATTAATATAATTATTTTTTTTTTCATTTTGTTATTGTTGCTCCACATCTAAGACAGGCTGCATAGTTTTTACCAGTAAATGGACAAGCACCAGCATCAATAAGTTTGTGTGATTTAATTTTACATATTATAATTTTAAACATTTTTATTATTCTCCCTTTATAATTGTATCAATAAAATCATTGTGTGTCAAAAGTTTAGGAATTAATATTTTTTGATTATTTAATATATTTTCATAATTTTGAATTTTTATGTCGTCTAACACAAAAACAGATCTTTCTTTTATTATTTCATTGTTAATTATTTTATTACCTATTAAGATATAATTGTATGAACCTACAGGAAATACTCCATCAAATATTTTAAAGTTGTTATTTAAATTTATATCTTTACAAATGTTTAAAATGTAGGATATTTCTTCTGGCATTTTATTATTTTTATTAAAATTTTTCCAAAACATAGTATTATCTTTATTTGTTGTATAATGTAAATACAAAAAATCAACAATTTGTTGAGTTTCTTTTAAATAAATTTCATTAAATCTTTTTTTAATAAAATTATTTTTTGTTTGTAAATTTTGTTTATCTGACATAAATCTTTTTAATGTCTCAACTATTTGCATTATTGATGTTGCTTCTAATGGCTCTAAAAACCCAGAAGATAACCCAACTGCTAAACAATTCTTAATCCAAATGTCTTCAAAGCATCCTGCAGAAAAATTAAAAGCACCCTTTTCTTTTCTAGGATATTTTGGTTCAAATCCTAAAAAATTTTCTATTTCTTTTATAGCATCTTCATCAGAAATATAGTCGCTATCAAAAACATATCCACAGCCATATCTATTTTGTAATGGTATTTTCCACATCCAGCCGTAATCCATTGCTATTGCTTCTGTGTAGGGTGGAATATCTTTATCTATTTCTAAAAAAAACGGAATTGCTTTTTTTGCTGGAAGATATTCTGAATGTGACTTCCAATTACTATTATAATGATTTCCAATAATTAGTCTTTTAAAGCCAGAGCAATCAAATACAAAGTCACATTCTACTTCTTCTTTTTCTGTTTTTATTTTATTAATATATCCATCTACATCATTAAATATTTTATTGATTATCCCTTCTTTTCTTATTATTCCCCTTTTTTCTCCAATAAGTCTTAAATAGTTTGCTAAAAGTTTTGCATCAAAATGAATTGATATTTTAGAAGAAGTATCAATTATTTGATTGTAATTATTTTTTATAAAAGGCACTTTAAGTTCATCAGAAATTTTTTCTATAAAGGCGTAGTCTTTTAAGTTATGATTTTTTAAAGATGCACAATTATGGGCAAACGTAGTATCATTTTCAATGTAACGACTGTTTAAGTTAAAGTTATAATCATTTGATGCTTCACTACCTGAAAAAAATGGATGAAAGTAATTATCGTTATCTTTTGACCAATTTGTAAATTTAATTCCATTTTTTATTGTAGCGTTACAATTTTTAATTAAATCTGTATGTGATATTTCTAAAAAATTTAAAAATTCAAGTAAATTTGGAGTAGATCCTTCTCCAGCACCAAGGATTCCATATTCTTCACTTTCAATTAATACAATTTCACATTCTTTGTATATTTTTTTAGCATATAGTGCGGTTAGCCAACCAGAAGTTCCTCCACCAACAACAACTATTCTCACTTTACTGCCTCTCTTGTAACTAACACAATTGCTCCATTTATTTCTAGTGCATTCTTTAGTTGTACTACATACTGAAGTGCTGCTATTTTTTCATCATGTAACATTTTTAAAAATTTATATTCATCTAATTTTATAGTAAGAAAGTGTTCGTTGTCAATAATCTCTACGCCAAATCCTTTAGGAGGTATAATTGAATGCACAGCCCTACGCATTTCGTTCGTATACATTACTTTCTACCCCATTGTATTTTATTCCATCCACGTTCATGTGCGTAATAAATAAATACTTTAACAACTGTTTCCCAAAATGCAATCGTTACAGAAAGTGAAGCGTTTTTTGTTATAACATAGGCAACTGCAACAGAAGATAGTGTTCCCCATATACGATAACTTAGTGCCTTAGCAAATGATCGTGCTTTAGTTACTGTCATAGATTTATGTCACTATCGTCTAATCTTCCAAACTTCTTTTCTATAGCATAAACCATGACCCCAGCAAATACAAACGATATTATAAGAGCGATTAATGTATTCATAATCTATATTCCCAATTCTTTACGCTTTTGCGTAGCAGAAATTGCATGAATGTCTGCCCCCAAATCTATTTGTTCAATCTTATATCCTACATCACGACCATAAACAATGTTGGTAATGTTTGGCAAACGTAATACCATTGCATCTTTCATAAACTCATCTTTAGCAATATAACCCTTTACTTCGTCAAATGTAAGTGGATCTTTTTCGCTAGTATTATATGTATTACGTACTCCAAGTAGCACTTGGTTTGTTCTCATTCCAGCCTGTAAATACAAAGCATGATGCCCTTCATGCCATGGTTGATAGCGACCAAGCATAAGTGTTGTTGGTGCAGACCAATCATGTAGTTCAAACAAAGAAATAATTAAACTTGCTTTTTCGTATGAATCTTTTTCATGATCAGAAAACATGAAGTCAAATTCTTTTGGTGCCACAAACATCTTATTTGTATCTTTAAATCTGCCTTCTTTAATTGTATCCATAAAAATTAAAATATCTGGTTTACCAAATGCTTCTCTTGTCGCATCTGTTGGGCAAACAAAGTCTACAATAACTGGAGCAACTCCTTGATTAGCAATAAGTCTTGCCATAGCCCCAATACGCCTTGCCTGCTCTATGCGATCTTCAACGGTAAATCCAAGATCAGAGTTAACTGTTGCACGTACGTCATCTGCATTAAGATGAATAGCATTTATACGATCTTTAAGGGCTTTTGCCAGTTCCGTTTTACCAGAGCCAGGCAGTCCAATTATCTGTATAATCATCATTACTCCATTGTTAGTGCTTGCCAAGTAATTGACCAGTCTTTTTTGGTTTTATGCTTATTAAATTCTCTTGAGATTTCTCCACCCTCTAAGTATACACCGCCCCAAACGCCCCACTCTTTTCCAGATATACCGTTTGCAAAACATATTTTTTTTACTGGACATTGTTTACAAAGTGCGTCAACATCTCTTCTAGATCCTTCGTGATCTTCATATTTATCAAAAAATGCGTTGTTGTCCATTCCTAAACACAAGGCTTCGTCTTTCCACAAATGCTGTTTCAAGATTAATCCTTATACTTATTTGGTATGTCCCAACCATTACGACCAGGTTTATAAATTCTATGTAAGTACCACTTATCTTTTACTCTAATGCCCATAGGAGATGTTTTAGCAACGTCTGATTCTTTTAAATCAATTACATCCCAACCACGCCACAACAGGTTTTTATTTTTATTTATAATTTTTTCCATTGTATTTAAACTTCTAATAATCATTTTATTCTCCTAATACCTAAAAAGACCAACATCAATATTGTTTGCTTCTGCAACTAAAACCAATTTTGATTTTGATTCTTTTGGACGACTTAAAAAAGCAAAATAATTAATTTGATTTATATTTTCACTTAACCATATTGGCGCAGCATTATAAAACTTAATTTTTTTGCCTCTTGCCTTCATTCCTCGTTCTGATAAATTAGAAAACTCTGAAACAAAGTGATTTATTCTTGACGGACCAGCGGAGTAAATAATAAAATCATTGTCTCCATCTTTCATGCTAGATAAAGCAACGCTCATAGCACGAAGGAATACGTTGTAGTCGTTAAATTCCTTTGTTCCCTGTACCGCTACTATCATTTGGTCCTACCCCTTGTTTTAAGTCATCAAGTATTGATAACATCTTTTCTAGTTCTTTTGTTGGCATATTTTCAATGTCTAATGGCTTTATTGTTTCTTCATCTACTCTGCCATTTATAGCATTTGCAGTATAAAAAACATTATTTAATATCCAGTATGCACTTCCGTCTGCTATTACGACCCTTAACATATTTTTTTGAATATGTCTTTGAGATTGCGTTATAACTTTAGGTTTATCAAACCTTTGCTTTGGAACAACATCTTTAACCATTTCATAAATAGAACTTTGTCTATATTTATTTTTGTTTAAAAATATCATTCTTCTTTTGTTTGATATTTTAATTATAGACCAATAAGACAACAATGTCAAGCCTATAACTAATAAATATTCCATATTATTTAGTTTTTTTAACTGGTCCTTGGCTTAAACTTAAAACCATAGAGTTAAGTTTATTAACCTCAAGTTGTAGTTTTAATGACTCTAGTTCTACGTCAGATAGTTTTTGCTTATAAAATCCTACCAGTTGAATCAATTCATTTTTTTCTAAATTTTGCATTGCCCCCTACTTTCTTAAATCAAAGGCAGTTCCCTGCCAAACCTTTTCTAGTTTTTTCTTTTCTCTTTCTACAATTGCACGGCTCCATGAAAACCCTGCATCTCCACCCCAAGCATCCCACATAATTCTTCCATTAGATGGAAACTCTGGACCATCATAAAAACCTTTGCCTTTTTTATCTACTTCGTGACGTGAAAAAAAAGAATACATTCTCTTAACAGTACTAAGAGACATTACTGATCCATTTACAATATCAGTTGCACGACCCCAACCTACTGGAGTTCCTGCCCCCTTAGCCTTACCGTCTGCTTTCCACTTTAAAGCACGACGAGCAGCAGCCTTCATACCAGATGT